GACCGATACAATCGTCTTCTATTCCCTTACATATTCATACAAATACTGGGAACAAGCACATGGTCGTATCGATCGCCTGGACACCCCATTTATTGATCTATACTATTATATCCTCAGATCGAAGAGCATTGTTGATCGCGCTATATGGTCTTCACTCCGAGCTAAGAAGAACTTCAATGTCACCCAATATCCTGAAAACTTCCTACAGTTAGGTGAAAATGGATCCGCACGACCCGAGAAACTGGAACTGGCTGGACGGACCACCTGAATCTCTAACTAATACTGAGGTAAGGATGGCTATTAAAACGTTCAACATTAGGCGTAATGCAGATGGTACTATCACTGTCGCGGCTAATAACTATCGTGAGTCATTTGAGATCGCTGGAAAGTCTGAAGAAGAGCTTTTAGAGGCTGTCAAATTTGCCCTAATTATGGCCCACTTTTCGTGGACAGATCAAATCGCAGGGTTAGTTCGGGAAGAATTGGAGAAAATTTCTTAGATATTGACGACTCTCCAAATTTTAGATATTATAGCCCTTCTACCCTGATGAAATTAGATATTTTCTAGGTAAATTTTTTTAGTGGGCCAGAGGTGGGCCAGAAGATTTGGCTTAAACACAAGTCTAGAAGGCATTTTTGCTTGGCCCACTAATGCTACAAAAACCCTATACTATCGCGCGTAAACTTCATATCTAATATCTATATACAAGGTTTAGATATTAAGTGGGGTTTTTTTATAGGGTAGAGTTGGGAGCGTTAGTGGGCCAAAATCTAAAACCTCCCCAAGGCCTCGCCTTTTCCCAAGGCCTCAAAGAAATTAGGTGTTATATCTATGCGTGACGAAGTATGGCGTACAATTGACCTTTTTCCTGACTATGATGTGAGTAATTATGGTAGAGTTCGCACTAACAAATCTGGTAGAATCCTACGAGTAAACGAAAATCAGTATGGTTTGGTACAGGTTGGACTGATGAGAGAGGGAGTGCAGAGACATCGATCTGTACCTCTGTTGGTCGCTAAGGCCTTTCTCGAGCCTTCTAAGGGCCCGTTTGATACACCCATAAACTTAGATGGGGATAGGTATAACAATCACGTAGAGAACCTTACATGGCGTCCTAGGTGGTTTGCTATTAAATTCAATCGTCAGTTCAGGTATCCTGAGGATTATCATATTCCCGATCGTATTGTAGATTTAGAGACGGGTGAGATTAGTGAGAACTCACTAGAATGCGCAAAAAGATATGGACTTCTTCAGAAAGACATAGATTTGTCAATTAAAAATCGTACCTATGTGTGGCCTACATACCAACAATTTGGCATTTTGGAAGATTAGATATTGAGTAGCGTTTAAATCGTAGAATATAATAGAGGGGATAGGATAAACTCGATTATTTTTTTGCGATCTACCAACTACAAGAAGAAAGGAGGAGAATGGCCGAGCTTGATATTCAGCCCCCTGAGTTAAATATTTCATTTTATGCGGGAGACGGTGCTTCGTTTAAATTGATTTGTACAAACAACGAAGAACCGCCTGGTGCTATTCCTATTCCTGGTACTGTAGAAGCACAGATTCGTTTAAATAGAGAATTAGCATCACCCGTTATTGTTACATTCTCCTCAGATTTGTCTGAAGCTGATCCAGAAGGTATTATTGTATTATCGTTAACTGGAGAGGAAACTCAGGATTTAATTGAGCATGTTTCTACGAAGAAGGGTAAGTTCAAAGGCGTGTGGGATGTAGAGTGGACTGCTCCTGGTTCTGAACCACGAACGCTGATCCAAGGGGATGTGGAGTGTTTGGCTGATGTTACCCGCTGATATACATCTGACGTTTGATAGCGAAACCCCCGATATAGAATTAAGTGTAGCTTCTCCTGAGATTGTACTGGTGGGTTCAGGTATTATGGGACCTCAGGGTCCTCCGGGTCCAGAGGGTCAGTGGCTTGCTCTTACACAAGCTGAGTACGATGCGCTTAGCCCACCGGATCCAGAAACACTTTACGTAATTATTCCATAAGGAGGAGTGATGGCAACAGGATTAGCTGCAGGAATTGCTCAGGCTATTTTGGACGCCCTCTGTCGTAGCGTCGCTTGGTCGGAGCCTGCTGCATTTTATTGTAAATTGCATACTGGTGATCCGGGAGCAGCTGGAGCTAACAATGCTTTTGGTGATGCTACTCGCCAGCTTGCAACATTTGCAGCAGCTGCTGCAGATGGTACGATTACTACCTCTGCTGATATGAATTGGACAAATGTTACAGCTGCTGGAACAGTTTCACATGTTTCTTTCTGGTCTGCATCATCTGCTGGAACTTTCATTGGTTCTGATGATCTTGCAACTCCGCGCACTTTGGCGATTGGAGATAACTTCACGATTCTGGCTGGTGACGCTGATTTGAGCCTGGCTCCTATTGCGGCATAGGGGGCCTTTAAATGGCAGCCCCAACGGTTGGAAATTGTGGTTCGAATGGTACAGCACAAGCCGCGGTAACTGTAGCTTTACCTACGACAGCACCGGTAGTAGGTGATCGAGCGATTATTGTTATCGCGCATCGTGATATTGCTGTAGGTACACCGACGCCCTCGGATACAGCAGGATTTGGTCCATGGTCACAAGTTAGTGGATCGCCTGTGGTTCAAGGAGCAGCGCGTTTGACTGTTTGGCAAGCGGTTGTTGAATCAACAACCCCGACCGCGCCTTCTGTATCTGACTCAGGTGATCATCAACAGGTTCGATGTTTCTATGTGAATCATCCAGATGGAACTCCTGTAATTCATGCTACACAAACAAGTGTAGATGCAACAAGTGATACGTCGGGTAATGCAACATCACCAACTACAACAGTTAATGATTGTGTTCTTGTTTTATGTGCTGCAGGTGATACTCCTGATACGAACGGTACAGCTGAATATGGTTCTGTAGCTAATACAAGTTTAACGGGTGTTGCCGAGAGAGCAGATAATTCAGTTACGACTGGTGGGGGTTCTTCAAAGTTAGTTGCTATTGGAACAAAAGCGACAGCAGGTGCTGTTAATGACTGGACTTACACTAAGGCAAATGCTGGTGTAAAGTCTCATCTTGTTATCGCTTTTTCACCACCCACTGCAACTACTTACTTTGGTAGCTTTGCATTACCTATTACGTTTGGTAAAGAGCTTGTTGGTCAACGAAAGACTTTTGGACAAACTCTTACCCCACTTACTTTTGGTAAAGCTGTTGCTGGATATAAACAAACTTTTGGACAGATTCTTACTCCACTTACTTTTGAGAAAGCAGTCGTTGCTCAACGAGAAACCTTCGCACAATTTGATTTACCCATTACGATTGGGTTTGATACAAACGGTATCATTGAGGGTGATGTTGGTGTAATTACTCTTGATGAAGAAAATGTTGGTTCAAATAATGGAAATAATGGGGGAACGAGTCATAATGATATTACTGTAGACATTATTAATCCCGTTGCTCCTGGTGGTAGAATATTTGTGCAAGTTTGTTGTAATGCTGGAGGAGATAATTCAACGACGGGTGCATCACTTTCGGGTGGTGGTCTATCATGGACTAAAGTTGGCGAGCAAATGACTTCATGGGGTGGTGTGTTTGCTGCTTTATTCTATGCTGACTGTCCATCTGGAATTTCGTCGGGTACTCTTACTTGTTCCTTCACAGCTGGAACTTTCTGGAGATGGATTATAGTTGCATCGTCATATATTTCAACGACGGGTTTTGAAGATGATGTTGCTGTAGATATAAATTGGGCTAATGAATCAAACGGGTGGTCGTCTGATTCAACTGATATTTCTGATGGTGCTCTTTTAATTACTGGACTTGCTACTCGAGATACCGGTACTATTACGCCGGTAAATGGTACAGTAGATAATGAACTTACAAATGAGTTTACTACAGCAATGATTCAGAGACATATTGAGGAAACTGGTGGTAGTTATACAAATTCAGGAACATGGGTTTCGTCCACCACGTCACATGTAACTATTACTGCTGCTTTTAAACCAGCTGCTGGTGGTCCAGAAACGTTTTATGGCAGTTTAGCAATGCCAATTACTTTGAATAGAGAAGTAGTAGGATTTAAAGAAACTTTTGGACAAACTCTATTTCCTGTTACTTTTGGTAAAGCTGTTGCTGGACATAAACAAACGTTTGGACAAACTCTATTTCCTATTACTTTTGGTAAAGCCGTTCTAGGTCAACGCAAGACTTTTGGACAAATCGCGTTACCTATAGTGTTTGGTAAAGAAGTTCTAGGTCAACGAAAGACCTTTGGACAAACTCTATTTCCTATTACTTTTGGTAAAGCCGTTCTAGGTCAACGCAAGACCTTTGGTCAAATTGCATTACCAATTAGTTTTGGGAAAGCTGTTGCTGGTAGTAGGAAAACCTTTGGACAGCTTTTGTTACCAATTACTTTTGGTAAAGCGGTTGCTGGACGTAAGCAAACATTTGGTCAGTTTGCAGTACCTGTGGTATTTTCAAAAGCTGTTGATGGACGTAGACAAACGTTTGGTCAACTGGTATTTCCAATTACTACTACAATCTTTGTTGATGGTTTTGTCACTACAGGACCAATAACCCATTTTGGCCAACTTTCTCTACCTCTTACTTTTGATAAACTAGTTACTGCTCGGCGACAAACATTTGGACAATTTGCGGCGCCATTTATATTTGATGCTGCTTCTCAGGGATGGCGACAAACATTCTCTGAGTTTGAGTTACCAGTTACTTTTGCTGTAGTGGTTGAATCTGGCCCAGTTGGTGCTTATGGAGTTATTGATTTGGGTCTTGTCTTAACTATGAATACGGCTGGGATCATACAGTATGACAGTGTAATATTGAATGATGCAGTCGCTCTCTATCTTGGCGAAACCGAAATTCTAGCCGTTTACGCTGGTGACATACAAGTATGGCCATGACCGAGAATCGATATCAGGCTAGACTGATTAAACGATTAGAAGAAGTATTTCCTGGATGTATCGTGTTAAAAACCGATACATCATACCAACAAGGATTTCCAGATCTTCTTATTCTTTGGTGTGACTGTTGGGCTTCGTTGGAAGTTAAACCTTCCGCTACTTTTCGTTCACAACCCAATCAAGGTTATTTTGTTGAGAGGTTAGATCAAATGTCGTTTGCTGCTTATATTTATCCTGAAAATGAAGAAGAGGTTTTGTATGCGCTTCAACAGGCATTTGGCACTACAAGGTGAGCATGCATTTCTTAGTCCTAGTCAACACCATTGGATTAACTATACTTCAGATCGACTGATTGAACGTTGGACTTCAGCTCAAGCATCTAACTATGGTACACAACAGCATGAGTATGCGCAAAGAGAAATCAAAGAGGGCCGACTTTCAAATCTTGTTGGTACCGTAGGTTTGTATATTAACGATGCGATTCGTTACAGGATGACTACCGAACAGATCTTGTATTATTCAGAAAATTGTTTTGGTACTGCTGACGCAATCGCTTTTCGTTATAATACTCTTCGCATTCATGATTTAAAGACCGGCATATTTCCTGGCTCAGTTCATCAACTTGAAATCTATGCTGCACTATTTTGTCTTGAATATGATAAAGATCCGTTTCAAATCAAAATTGAGTTGCGCATTTATCAGGATAATGAAGTTGTGGTGTATGATGCTGATCCAGAGGACATCATGTTTATCATGGAAAAGATTCAAGAATTTGATAAAATACTTAGTCATCGAAGATTGGAGGAGGAATCGTGATTCGTACTCATGAAGAGCATCTCGCGCATTACGGCATCCTTCGACGATCTGGCCGATATCCTTGGGGATCTGGTGGATCGGAGACTACTCGTAATAGAAGCTTTCTTGATACAGTTGATATTCATCGAAAACAAGGTATGTCCGATGCTGAGATTGCTCGAAATTATGGTATGACCACTACCGAGTTTCGTGGTCTTCGAGCAAATGCCCGAGCTCGTCAGAAGCAAACTGATATTCTTACTGCTCAACGATTAAAGGATAGAGGTTGGTCGAACGTTGCAATTGGTTCTCGTATGGGAATCAATGAGTCTTCGGTTCGAGCTCTTCTTGCTCCTGGATCGAAAGATAGAGCAGATGCTTTACAGAGTACAACGAAAATGCTTAAAGATCAAGTTGAGAAAAAGGGAATGATCGATGTTGGTAAAGGTGTAGAAAGCCAACTAGGCATTACTAAAAATCGACTTGATACTGCAGTTGCTTCTTTGAAAGAAGAAGGATATCCAGTTCATTCAATTAAGATTAGACAAGGTAGTTCTGATAGATACACAACGATGAAAGTGCTTGCTCCTCCAGGTACACCACTTTCTTATGTTCAGAGATTTAGAGCTCAAATTCGACAGATTGCAGAACACTCGATTGATTATGGTCGAAGTTTTCTAGGTATCGATCCACCTATTTCTGTGAGCTCTAGACGTATCGGTATTAATTATAAAGAAGATGGTGGTGATAAAGCGGATGGTGTTATTTATGTCCGGCCTGGAGTGAAAGATCTTTCGATTGGTGAGAATAGTTATGGTCAAGTTCGTATCATGGTCGATAATACCCATTATTTGAAGGGTATGGCCATGTATAGAGATGATCTTCCTGATGGAACCGATCTAGTATTTAATACGAATAAATCTAGTACTGGTCGAAAGAAAGATGTTATGAAGCCGTTGGAGAAAGATGCCGACGGGAATGTAGATCTTGAAAATCCATTTGGATCTATCGTACGTCAAATTCATGGACCAGATGGTAAAGTTTCATCTGCTATGAATATCGTTGGTAGTTCTACACGACCTGAGTCGGGAGTGGAAGGTTCTTGGGATACGTGGAGTAAATCGCTTTCGACTCAGATGTTATCTAAACAGGATCCAAGACTTGCTCAACAGCAGCTTGATTTAACATTTGAACGTCGTCGTATAGAATTTGATCAGATTAGTAAGTTAACGAATCCAGTAGTTCGTAGAGATCTTCTTTTAAAGTTTGCTGATCAAACAGATTCGGCGTCAGTACATATGAAAGCGGCAGCTTTACCTCGGCAAGCAAATCGAGTTATACTTCCAATTTCATCTATGAAGCCAACTGAAATCTATGCTCCTTCTTTTAGGGATGGGGAACGCGTAGTTCTTATTCGTCATCCACATGGCGGAACATTTGAAATTCCCGAGCTTACTGTGAATAACAAGAGTCGAGAAGCTCGAAAACTATTACCACCTAGCCCTAGATTGGATGCTGTTGGTATTCACCCGAATGTAGCCGAACGTTTGTCGGGAGCAGACTTTGATGGTGATACGGTTCTTGTTATTCCCAATAACAAAGGATCTGTAAAAAGAACCCCCGCTCTTGAAGAACTCAAGGGTTTTGATCCGTATGTTTATAGACTACCCGATGATTCACCCATTCGCCGTATGGATAGCGCTACCAAGGGTAATGAAATGGGTAAAATTTCTAACTTGATTACGGACATGTCTCTTCGTGGAGCGGATCCATCTGAGGTTGCCCGTGCAGTAAAGCATTCCATGGTTGTTATTGATGCGGAAAAGCATGGGTTAGATTATCTACAATCTGAGAAGGATCATGGTATTGCCTCTTTGAAAGAAGTGTATCAAGGAGGAAAGAGACGTGGTGCTTCTACTTTAATTAGTAGGGCCCGTGCTGAGATTCGTGTTCCTGAAAGGAAAGCGAGACCAGCAGCACAAGGTGGGCCGATTGATCCTGTTACTGGTAGAAAAGTCTTTGTACCAACAGGCCGCCAGGTTACTACTCGTAGTGGGAAAAGAGTTGAGGCATTAATTAAATCACAGAAGTTAGCTGAGACCGATGATGCTTTTACTCTTTCATCTGGTACCCAGATGGAGATGATCTATGCACGCCATTCTAATAAGCTAAAGGCTATGGCTAATGAAGCAAGGAAAGAAGCATTAGCTACTAAGGATAAGCCTTACTCTCCATCAGCAAAGAAAGTGTATGCAGGAGAAGTATCTTCTTTAACTGCGAAACTTAATCTTGCAGAAAAGAATGCCCCCCTTGAAAGACAAGCCAACCTCATTGCAAATGAGACCGTCTCTATAAGACGGCAGGCTAACCCAGGTATGGATCCATCTGAGGTTAAGAAGATTAGAACATTAGCATTGAATGAAGCCCGTATTAGAACGGGTGCTAAGAAGACTCAGATTGAGATAACACAGAGTGAATGGGATGCTATTCAAGCTGGTGCACTTAGTACTGATAGACTAGAAAGAATCCTCCGTCATAGTGATTCGGATAGTGTTAAGAAGTTGGCTATGCCAAAGACTCAACCTAAGATGACGTCTACTAAGATCGCTCGTGCTAAGTCTATGGCTGCTGCTGGCTATACTCAAGCTGAGATAGCAGCTCACTTGGGTGTTGGTTTAACTACACTCAAGGAAGGTCTCAATGGTTGATCAAACAATTTACATGTTGACAACAGTTGACAATCCATTCGATCCATTCACTAGGTTTGATGAATGGCATGCGTTTGATACAAGAATGGGTTATCATTCTGCAGCCTTCCTCGCTCGCATCTCTAATGTATCAAATGATTTGTCTGAAGCTGACCAGACTCTTGCTATCCAAAATGCTATTGATGAGATTGTACAAGAAAATGTTTCAGGGATGTGGACTAAGGTTTCACAAAATCAAAGTAGGGATACTATTTTGTAGGGGAGGGGGGGTCGAAAAAAAAGTACCCCCCTATTGCAT